TGTTTGGTAGTTTGGTTCTATGATTTACATGATTTTTTACGCTGTACTATTCCACTGTTTGTTTTTTGAAAAGAGGCTTTATTTCCGTCGAAAAATTGACCAATCAAAGCATACCTCCACGTATTATTTAATAATAATTGTGTTTTATGAATACTATTTTGAGAGAATAGTAGTATATCTCCTTTGGAATAAGAACTCACTTCGTGATTATCTTGAAATTGTTGAATACAATATTTGCTATATTGCTTATCTTGTTTTAAACATATAGGGTCTATTTTATTATTCCCAATCATAATAATTGAACCACCTGTGTCTGGATAAATATCTGTCAATGGTATCCAAACACTTATACCATATTGATCTATTATATCAAAACTAGTAGAATCACTATGATATTTACCTACAATATTGTGTTCATTGACACCACCTTTAATACCAACCACATAATCCGTCAACAAACGAATATGGTTTGTCACCATACAAGCTTCTAACATAGACAGAATCATTGATTTTGTCCAAACATAGTAAAATACATCATCGTTGACCCATAAACCACCCAATGTTGAAAATTGTCCCATACTATGTGAAACGACATATTCTATAAAAGAAGTAGCTATTGTATTCTGCCTTGGAAATCTTTGGTAAAGTTCATCTACAACTTTTAATGGCAATGCTTTGCGAATAATAACATAACCATTTTCTTGAAAAGAAGAAGATATGGTTTCTAATTCATCGTTTGTTTTATATCCCCAATATACGCCCTCCATCCATCGTGGTGCCTTAGATGAATACTCGTAATATGACATACACCATAACAAATACAATAGTGTTTTCATCATTTTTATAGTATTTACACCTTTGCACATTTAAAACGCCGATTTTAAGGTAGGTAATTTTTTAGTTTCGTGTCCTATTTGATGGTTTTTTTACATATTTTTCTGTTCTATTATAAGAACCCTTAAATATATTTTCATACTTTTCTTTTGGTATGTCTCTTATTACTTTTAATATATTTTCTTTTAATTTTAAATGTGTTAACCCATCTAATTTTTGCAATCGTGATTTTAGCATACTAAAATAATTTTCTATAGAATTGGTAAAATGTTGATACGGAACAGCATATAATATGTTATGTTTATTCACTAATTCTTTTATTCTTTCGTTTCTATGACTACTCGCATTATCTAATATAATTAATTTATTTCTTAATTTACTTGTAATATTTTTTTCTAAAAATTCAATTAACCTATCTGTATTTATTCCACATTTTTCATATAAATCCCATTCTATCACACCATCAACCGAAATAGCAAATATTCCTGTATATTTTTTGAATACTTCTTGACTTTGCGTTTTTATCACACATCTTTTACCAATTTCACTATAACAATGATGTCTTTTTGTAAAGATTTTATACTTGTTTCATCAATCAAATAATATCTTCTATTTTATACTTCTTTATTTCGTCATAAAATTTTTTTATATTTGCGTTTATGTCAATATCTTTACCAAACCATTTAACTGGTTCGTGTCGTATTCTTGTAATTTTTAATGTAATATTATTATCTTTTATAATTCGGTTAATGTGTGATTTATTCAAATCTACATCAGGGTATTTATTTTTCAATAAATATAATAAATCTTCAATAGTAATAGTTTTATTTTTCTTTAATTCTTGTAATAAGAAATCAACATATTCTTTCTTTACCTTATATGCTACTGGTTTCCTATAATAAATATCAACATTACCATCTTTTTTATATCTTTCAACCTATCGCATTAGACTTCTACGAGAACATTTAAATATTTTACATACTTCTTCTTGTGTTTTATCTTCAACTAAATAATAATTTACAGCAGATAATTTATATTATAATTAATATAAATAAGCATTTTTTAACAAGGCATTTTTAAATTAATATTATAAAAAATTGATTTAAATAAATGCCTTACATAATATATAAATGCAACAAATGACATATCTACAAGATAAAATAAATACGTTTTTCAAAAAAAGAAATGAAATATTTAAAAAACCACTTGAAAAAATTATAAATAATATGTTAAATAAGTGTAAATACATCAACGGAGAAAGTTTAGAGAGACATAATTGGGGAAATAATCCAATAAAATTAAAGAATATCCCAAAAAACATTAATTTACCTTCATTTGAAGAAGATTTATTAAATGCACTTAATTTAGAAGATAATGAAAAATCAATCGTAGAATTGTTATGGGGAGATATACAACTTGGAAAAAGAGTTCAAGCGTGCATAATTATGTGGATTTCGGTTCATATACTAAAAAGACCAGTTTTATACATTTTTAGAAATTTGACAATAGACCAAAAACAATTACAAGATGATATTATTGGAACAGAAAAATACAATTTTAATATTCAATTTATAAAAACATTATTTCAAGAATTTAATAATGAACTCCAAGAATATTTTGAGGAAACAAATGTTGAATATTGGAAAGATTATAAACTTCCCGAACTAAAAGATATAAATAGTAATGATATTATTAATAAATTAAGTAATAAAGAAGCAATCAATTCAAATGACATATTTTGTTGTTTAATGAACCAGACTCAGTTAGCAAAACTAAATACAAAATTTAGTGAGTATATTTATTACAATGACGAGCTTGTGAATATAACCGCATTAGTGGATGAAAGTGATTTAATGAGTCCTACATCTTCAAACGATAGAACTAATGATAATGATAAAAAAGATTCCACAGCATGTGAAATATTGCTTGCCAAAATATATAAAAAAGTAAAATACGCATTACATATTACAGGCACAGCACATTCATTGTTATATAACGTAACCACAAGATTAAGCGACCATACTGATATACAAATTAAAATATCAAAGGTTCATAAAATGAAAAGGGCAAATGATTATTTTGGATTATTTAATAGTTCTATAAATTTTAACACAACACTTGTTGAATCTTGGTGGGATTATCAAGATACAGAAAATCATAAAAAAAAAACTCGTTATGATATTGTTGAAGATTATAATATTAATATAAAAAAAATAATAGAAAATTTACTTAAAAGACCTACAATTAAATATAATTCGTTATTGATTAGTGAAGAAAAAAAAAGAGCTAATCAATTTTGTTTAGTAGATAAAATAGTCAAAGATTTCCCTGATTTGTTTATAGTAATATATCATGGAAATTGTTTAAGATTATATTTATCAAAAAATTATGAAAAAGAAATAAAATATTATTCTAAATGGGACTCAAAACAATCATCAACAAATCAAAGATTATGGCAATCAGGAGGAATATACGGCTCATCTATAGATACTGAAAAATCTGAAAAACTACCTAATAATTATTGCTATTTCAATATAAATACAAAAATATTAAATATAAAATTTGTTTATAAATTATTAAGAATTTTATTTGAAAAAAGTGATATACAATTTTTATGTAAAACAATTATAACAATAACAGGTAAATATGGAGAAAGGGGGTATTCTTTTACAAGTGATGATTATGATAATTATTCATTACATTTAACAGACCAGTATTTTGTGTCTCACGCATCATTAAACTGCACTGACATTTCACAGCGATTAAGATTACAAGGAAAATATAACGACGTAGAACTTAAAAATGGGAGTATGAAACTTACTTTATGGACGACTCCTGAATTACAAGATATAATACAGAATTTTTATGTAAAATTTATAAAAGAAATTGAAAATTTTATTATGAGGTGTGAGAGTTGGGAAGAAATTAAAGATTTATTAGAAAGTATAATTGATAATGGAGATTTTAAGTTTGGTAAATATATGAAGTATATTGATGTATCAAAGAAACGAAAAAATTTAAAACCAATAAAACATTATGACAAGAAATCAAATGGATATAAATTAATTGTGATTGATGATATGAATGATGATGAAATAAGTGAATGGTGTAAAGAAACTAAATTAGTTGATTATGTATGTATTAATGAAGTAAAAGAAATGAAAACAAATAAGTTTATTGAGAAGTATGGAGAATTTAAATCAATTATACCGAAAAAAATAACTAAAACAGATTTGGATATAACAAATAAAGGGAAAATGCTTGAGTGTATTCAAAATATAGATAATAAATTTCAATTAGACAGATTATTTATATTCCAACAACAGCTAATATGAATAGATATAATGGAATAAATGAAGCTATTTTATTTAACAAAGAATATAATTACGGAAGAAATAAACCAAATGAATGTACTATTATTAACTATAATGATGAAGATTATTATCATATTGTTGGGCTAACAGATGACAAAGAATTACCAAAACAAAGCAATAACTACATAAAAAACACTCCATATATTGTTAATGGCGATAATGTAAAGTATTCAGTTATTAAAGAAGAATATAAACAACAAAATACTCACGGATATACTAATGAAGAAAACGATGATTTTATTGAAGATGCTATAGGATTGCCTGATAAATATTATTGGAAAACTCCTGATGATTGGTTATATTTATATGATAAAGATAAACCTGAAATTATTTCGTTAAATATAGTATCTCCTCTACCTGTTAAAAATGTTATACAACCAAATATTTCAACAGAACCATTAATTAATAGTGATATATTGCTATTCGCAAATTCGTGTTGTAAAAAAACGGATAAAACAAACTTAAGATTTGGATTGAAAGATATATTCAAAATATATGAAACCTGGTGCAAAATAAATGGTAAAAAATGTTTGAAAACACAGAAAAAATTTAAAGAGGAGTTTGAAAAAATAAATTACAAAGAAGAAAAAAGTAAAGGAGTTGATGTAAATAATAATCCTGGTAAACGAGGCTATAATATTATGGTTTCATTATAATTTGACTTAAAAGCAATTTACAAATATTAATAATATGAAAGATTATATTATTAATTGTTTTATTTTACAGGATAACAATACACTATTAGATATATATAATTATATAAAATTTCGGTATGATAATTTAGTTGAAATAAATGATATAAAAACAGAATTGACTAAATTAATTAAAAACAACATAATTTTTTTTAATAACAAAAATTATGAATTATCAAATGAAGGTAATGTAATATTAAACGACCATAAATATTATTTTTCAAAAATTATTATTAAATTTTACAAAAAATATAGTAAAAATAATATAAAATATGAATTAAGAGAGATTAGACAAGAACAAAAACAATTGAGAAATTATTTAATTTCTAATAAAACGCAAATGTGTATAATTTGTGAAAAAAAACTACCATTATGTTTATTAGAAACAGCCCATCTAAAACCAAGATGTTTATTAAATAATAATGAAAAAAATGATAAAAATATTGTAGAATTTATGTGTAGATATTGTCATAATTTATACGATAATGGATTTTTAGCTGTTTATAAAGGATTATTACAAGTTTCAACATTTATAAATCAGTATGATTTACATTATAACAAAAATAAACAAATATCTCATTACAATTTACAAAATAAAAAATATTTTATTTTTCATTATAACTACATCTATAAAATGGGCGTTTGAAATGAGAAAAGGTGTAAGAAAATCGGCGTTTTAAATGTGCAAAGGTGTAAAACACAAGAAACCTATCAATTTTTAAAATTGAAAATAAACTAGATACAAATAAAACATAAACAAACAAAGATTAATTATGACACAACAAACATTGGATTACGTATGGGTAAATGAAGAATGTGAGATTTGTATGAATCGTATTACGACTACTATATTCTTTAATGACCTAAAAGATGTTCCTCCATATACTTATGATAATGTATATATCAAGCCAAAAGAAATATTTAAAAATCCGTTTTTGTCTAATGTAGACATTATTGTATTTTGTGATATGTATAATATAAATAGTTATAGTCACCCATGTCAACTAGTGATTATTGAAGAAAATCAACGAGCACGATTTGAAGACTATATGGATCAATATAACGAATCCGTTTTTAAAATCACCGAAAAATATAAAGTAAACAAACAAGTATTTAGGGAACATAAACAATTGTGTGCTTATATAGGGATTGACATATTTTGTAAACCGTGTGAATATTCTATTTATAGTGAAAAGAAAAATATATACAATTATGTGTGGATGAGTCGTCATATTTTAAACCAATTGTCGGAATACGGTGTGGAATGGTTTGACATAAAATTGGTCCCAAATGTGGAAGAAGATATTATTGATAATGTAAAATCTATGGAGGTTACTTCTATAGATGAAATGATGAATGATTTACAAATGTTTTAATATAAATATACTATACATTGTATATTATAATGGATAGTCAAATGATAAATCATATGATGAATTCAAATATGATAAGTATGATGACGATGAAAGAAAATATTTCTATTTATCATATTCTTACTACATTACTAGTTATGAATATCACCCCTTATTTACCTGTCATAAAAACGCTTGTATCAATATATTGAAATAATTAAAGAAAAGTCCTATTTT